TTAAGCGCACAAACTTCTGAATGTGTTACCGCCTGCGATACCGTCATCATTCAAACAGTGAGTCTGCTGATATGATTTAACTGCCGAATTTGTGCCAACACCGTAAATACCGTCAAAGCCGTTTGTGTCATACCCTTTACAGATGAGCAAGCCCTGCAAAACTTTGGTAAGATTACCTCTACAACCGTATGAGAGTACAACAATTGCATTATGAGTGCCCACACCGTAAATTCCGTCAACAATAAGGTTCATTCCAAACTGACGGTTAAGTTCTTCCTGCAACTTCATAACCAAATGTTTTTTCGTGTCAGGGCCATAGATACCGTCAACCGTTGTGCCTACCCAAGCCTGCACAGCTTTAATTCCGGAGTATTTCGGCGTTGTAATCGTTGTTGCTGAACTGCCCTTATAGTCAGCATTAAATATAATGTCGGTATCAACATTTCCGTTAATGCCGTTGACTTTTCCGCTGTCGGAGTTCTGCCAGATGTCGCAAGTACGACACGGAGAGTCTGTTCTCCATTGTGCGAGCCAAATTGCATATTGCTTTTTAAGTTTCTCGTAATTGAGATAACTTGCAAACCAGCTTGCACTTGCATAAACGCCGGCTGAATAACCGTGAACTTTAACACACTCACAAAATGCTACAGCCATTGCGGTTAAGGTGTCTTTGCCGAGTTTGGTCTGAGAGCCAAGCTCAAGGTCATAAAACACGGGTAAATCAAGTTTTCGGCCGTTCAAGCAATAAAGGCAAGCACTTGCTTCCTTTTTCGCCTCGGCAACGCTGTACGCATACGAAAACCAATATACACCGACTTTCAGTCCTGCGGCTTTTGCGTTCTTGTAATGTTCTTCAAACTGTGCGTCTTTCTGATATGTTTCTCTACCAAAGCCGGCACGAATAATAACCGTGTCTATACCGTCAGCCTTGACTTTGTTGTAATCAACATTCGTCTGACAGAAACTTACATCAACAGCAGTAACTTTCATTTTTAATCACTCGCTTTCTGTTCTGCAAATATTTTTATACCTTCAATAAATGCTCTTGATTCAAGTACAGCAATATAATCTGCCATTGCTTTAATCTGCATATTATATGCGTTGCGTGGACAAGTCGGAGCAAATTTCAGTTCTCCTTTATCCCAAGCATCAAGCATTTTCTTCAACCTTTTATAACGGATTACCAATTGCTGATATTCAGCTATAAATCTTTCCTTGTAATCCTCACTACTCATAAGTAACGCCGTATCGTTCAGAAGGTTCTTTCCCTTTTCAAAAAATGTGTTTTCAAAATCTTCTTTGGGCGACCACGACTCGTGACCGTCAGCGTGCTTAACATGATAACCTTCATCATCCGGATTTTCGTCCGTAGGTATCTGCCAGCCTCTGTATGTATTATAATCGCCTCTTGTCATCGGCTCGGCTTCAATTTTTTTAACTCCGATATAAGTTTTCATTACTGTTTCTCTCTTTCGTAAAGCTGTTTTGCAAGGACATATCCTTCAAGTTCCCACAATTTGTTTTCGATTCTTGCCATACAGATTTCTGTACCGATTTTTTTATCATAGTTTGCTGGGTCAACTGCTCCGCTTGATTCAGTTAAGACAAATCCGTTTGGCAGTTTGCAACTTACAACGGTTACTTTACTGTAAACTGTTTCGACCTTAATTTCTGATTTTTCAAGTAATTCGTCAATCTGTCGTTTTGTAATGGTATTTTGCATTGTTATTCCTCGCTTTCTTTAAGCTCCGGCAAGCCACCGACACTTGTCAGCATTGAGAGAATGCCAGCAAGAAGTGTTGAACTTGCAACCATTACCCAGTTTACATCGCTCATTACTACCGCAACTGAGAGTGTTGCCGCTGCAGTCTGTGCCATTGTCTTTGCGGCTCTGATGAGTGCCGCAACCGCCCATTTCTTAATTTTCTGCTTATTCATTATTTTCATCCTTTCTTATAATAGGGTTAGTCGGTAAGTCCATGACCTTCTCATGCATATCGTCCATTGTGCCGTTCTGCCCGAGGTGATGATATGACTGATAGCATTTGTCATATGCATCCTTTGCATAGACCTCAATCCAACCTCTTTCGATATATTTTTCGCCCGACCGGATAAGCTCCGCCCTAAGCAATGACTGTGTGCCTTTGCCAATAGCCTTAATTTTGCTCCACTGCGTTTTTACTATCGCAACAATTGCTGCAAGTATTATACCGAATAGAGCTTGTAGCCAATATTGTATAATCCAATCTATCACGCGTTTGCACCTTCCAATGTTTTTATTTTCTCTTCAAGAATTTTCAATCTTGCTTCCACCTGTCCTTTTAAAACCTTTTGGCGATTTTTAAAGTTGACCTTGCACGAGAGGCTTGCCGTTTTGTTTGCATTGAGCTTAATGCGGACAAACGATGCCGTACCGCTGACATTACCTACAATGGTTGATTTTACTGTTTTGTTTAGCGCAAATTCAGTTAATCCGGCAATTGTAGCCTTCTTGGCATTGGCAAGCGTTAAAGTAACATCTGCTGTTGTCTTGCTTATATCAGAAACAACAAAGTCAAATACATTTCCGTCAAGAGTAATGCTCGAAATTGGAATATAGACATATGATGCAGAAGCGTATGCCGTTGAACAAGCTACATTCATTGTACCGTCAGCGACTGACACACTTAAATTCGTATTAGTTACACTTGTATAGGTTCCGTCGGCAATATCTGCGCTGTTCGGTGAATCTTCAAGCACATCTGTCACCTTTGCTGTCTCACCGCCAAAGTCTGCATTGTTAAGGTTATAGAACCTAAAGATTTCATTGTAATCATCGGTAAGGTTTGTGTCATATACCAATCGCTTAGGATTAACATATGATGACAGTGTGCCGAGATTAATTGTAGTTCCTGCCGTATTACTAAGAGCATAATACTCATTGTTGGCGTTCAGCACTTCTGCTTCTGTTGTTCCGTACTGATACATAATATCCGAAAGTACAAGTCGATTGACATCTGTCATCATAGTAGAATTGAGCTTGATTGCCGATGTGTCTCTGTAGTGACCAATTTTAAGGTTATCAACAACAATGTTTCCGTACTTGTACTTGATGTTATTGTCATATCCCGAAATAATCGGAGAGAATACACCGTCAACGAAGCAGTTGTTAATGCTGATATTGCACGGCTCATTACTGTACGGTTCGTCTCTTGACGACAACCTCTGATTAAGCACAATACCGTTGCCCTTGTAATTGCCGTACTTTGAGCTTTCGTCTTTTCCTGCCCCGTAGAGCTTACAATTGTCAATGTAGTTAGTGCCGTTGTCCCAGTCGAGAGTCAGACAGCTTGCATATCTGTTCTTGATAATTGAATCCCTCAATGTCAACTTACCGTACTGCGCCTCAATTGCCGAGCCCCAGCTGTCAACATCAATATAGCAGTCTGAGATATTGACATGCCTTGTTGAAACCTTAATTCCTCTTTTGGCACATCCCTTTATTTCGCACCTTGAAATATTAATATAGCCGTCACCGCTGAAATCATCGGTCGGCCTTTCGATCAAGTAGATACCGTCACCGTCCGGCTTAACATCTCCGGAATTATATCCGTCAATATCATTAATTCGCACATTAACAATGTTACCGTGTTGACTGTACCCGTTTCCTGCGCTTGTCACGCCAATGCCAAATGAATGAATGTATCCGTCTGGGCCGACAGTTCCGGCTTTAATGCCTGATATTTTGGCATTTCTGACATTAAAGTGTGAGCAGTTTCTCAAAAAATTAATACCTGCCGCTGTTGCCGATAAAGCATTGCCTGCATTAGATATATTAACATTGTCTATGTTTGCATTTGGGCAATTAATCAAAGTAATAATCTGTGACACTTTATTTTTGCCGTCAAAGTTACCGTCAATAACGGTCAGATTCTTACAACCGGTAAATTTGAAAAATGTACTTTGTACACTTGTGCCTGCTGAGTCTGTGTTGTCAGTAGCTTTATTGCAATAAATAAATTCAGCATTATCACATATAATTGTCAGATTTTCAACATTTTCGAGGGCTAACCCGTTGCATTTATATGTTCCCTTCGGAAAATATAAAGTTCTGTTGTCAAGCGGATAAAATACAAGCATACCAAGAGTAGTGTCAGCGCCTGTGTTATCTACTCCGAGTGATCTGACGTTGAGCCAAGTCAAATTACTTGCATCAACATTCGGATATGTGTTCATGAATTGATTCAGCGTATCTTTCAGTCTTGATGCCATACTGTTTACAGCCACTATAATTTTCTCGAAAAGGCTTATGCCAGTTGAAGCACTCGGCAACATACCTTTCTGCCTGTTAATTCCGACAAGGTTGGTATTGAGTGTTACTGTATTGCCATTGCTATCTGCATAACTTCCGGTCAGGCTGAAATAGACTTTATCCCCCTCAAGCTCTGACGGTATGTCAAACACTGCGGTTTTGTCATCAGTTGTAAGGCTCACTGTACTTTTAACGATATTATCTTTTTCGCTCATAAAATTTGCCGTAACAAGAGCGCAGTTGTCCCAGTCGGATTCCATAAAGTAGCATTTGATTTTAGTGTATTTCTTTTCACCGAGAACCGGATTAAATCCGTCTCTGCGTTTCAGGGTATTTTTATATACTTCAAATTTCAGCGTATTCATAATGCCGCCCCCTATCGTTAATTACATTATATAGTTTTCTGCGAACTCAAAAAAGTTAAAACCCACAAAAAAGGACAGCGTTTCCGCTGCCCTCAATTTGTTTATTTACTTTTTTGCTTTTTGATTTTATCCTGATATTTTCTGAGAGCTGATTTAAACTTGCTTTCAGAGCCGTAGATATTCAGTAACTGTCTGTACAATGTGTGCGTTGTATCGGCATCATTGCTCTTACTTGCAGAAATGTACTGCTCAAACATCGGATCCGTTCGGCTTGCACTCTGCATCAGCTTTTTCATTTGATTTTTGGTTTTACCTTTATGCTCCATAAGGTATTTTTCAACCTTTTCATAGTTCGCAGTATCGCCGTTTTTCAAATATTCAAAAGCGTCAGTGTACTTATACATTAGAGTGTCATCGTTACCGGTAGAATCAAAAATACTTTCTTCTGATTTTTCATCATCGACAGATGATGACATCTTTTTCCACACATACTCTGCCCCCTGTTCCGTAAAGCCTTGGTTGTCCACAAGGTCAGATTTTGCGGCATCTTCGTCTGTTATGCCCTCTTTGGTCATATTAGCAATAATATTACTTATAACCTTGTTAGAGGCCTTAATCACATCATCCTTGCCGAATCCATAGGAAGAGACCTTGTTAATGAGGCTTTCATAAGTGTTAAGGTCACCGTTAGCTCTTGCTACTGCCGCCTTTTCAATGTCATCATTATTCTTAGATAATGCTGTTATGACTTTCTGCTCAAGCATATCACGAGCCTCTTTTTCGGTTTTACCCTTTGTATCCATTATTGTGTTGACATAAAGCTGCTCGTAATATTGAGCTTTGTTGGCATCTCCGTCAATCGTAGCGTTAATCATCAACGGCACAAGCACAGTTGTATTAATGTTACCCTTATTATCGGATATAATTTCACCTCTGCCTTTGGTAAGGTCGGTAAAGTATGAGGTTAAGCTGAGAGCCATTCTCTTAATATTGCTTGCCGGCAAGCCGAAACAATCACCTAACAAAGTAGCTGCTAAGATATAATCGCCCTTTGAAATGTTTTCAACGAAATTATTAACATTTTCGAGGCTCATGGCGTCCAAACCGTAAAACGGTCTATCGTTGTCAATCCTGTGGGCAATGGCGCTATATGCTGTATCTCCGAAAGTGAAAGTGCCGGCCAATGACTCAATGCTGTAATCAAGAATACTTTTGAAAATGTTCTCGGCTGTCACATTTCCCTTGTCATCTCTTTCATCGTCCCACTTATGCCACAGGAGCATATTAACTAATGTGGTTAAGCCGCCTATAAGTAAAGCTGATTCTGTCGCCCCTATAAGCGATTTTGCAAATTTTTTCATTGCCACTTTTTTTGCACTCTTATTTTCAGCAGATTTTGACAATTTATAGTCATTGCTTCTTGTGCGGTATTCCATGTACGAATCAATTATAGTGTTGCCGATTGCCATTGTTTGCGAGCGAAAAGCGTTCATCGAAAGAATTTTCAAGTAATTGTTTCTGATAAATTGCGGCTTTGATGTTACCATATTATTAGGCTGAGTTTCATCAACACATTTTTCAAATTGTCTGACAACTTCCTTGTAAAATGCATCGCTGCCTTTTTTTAGCTTTGTTGTTTGTTCAACGTGCAACTCTGCCGCTTTAAGCAGGCAACCTACAACATATTTATCAACCTTGCCCATAATGTCAATCTTATCTTTGAGTCCGCCTACAACACCGGCTTTCTTGCTGAGTTCACCTACCACAGTGCCGTTGCCCTCTGCTCTGTACCACAAATACGGAGTGTATTCAGCGTACTTTTCAAGATTAACTTTCCACATTCCACCTGCAGAGGCTATTGCAACATTTTTTGTACCAAAATAAGCATTGGCTGTAGGAAATGCGGCAAACTGTTTTATCATGGCTCCGGGATTTAACAGAAGTACTGCACCCATATAGTTACCTTGCATGCGAGTTAAAAGATTATTATCAATTGTGTCCTTCGATTTTTGCAGGTCTCCCATAAGCTTATCAATATAATGCTCTGCAACCTCACCGTATTTATCCATTATAGCCTCATGCAGAGTAGTTCCGTTAAGACTATTAGTATTTATCCAGTTATACACTTTTTTGAAGTTCTCAATTGGAGTCGTCAATCCGCACCATTCGGCAACAGAGCTTGTATGCCTGTTAAAGACTCTGAAAACATCGTCAATAACAATAGGAGCAGCCGAGCTTTCTCGGCGTTTCACAAAGCCTCTGCTTTTCATTCTAAGGTCATTAAACTCGGCAGAAAAGTCCTTTTCGTATGCCGCACCGTCACCGTACACGGAAATAGGAAAATAGTTTCTAACGGTAGCAATCAGCATACCATATTTTGACATACTTACTTCGTTGATTTCCTGTGGAAGTTCGTTATTAAGGACTTCGCTAATCGCTTCTGAAATTTCTCTGAGCATTTTATTGCTCTCAACATATCTCTTGATGTGTTGTAAGTCCTCAAAAGTAAATCTTACTTTGTGATGATTTTCTGATTTTGCTTTTTCCTGCTTACTATGTCTGCGACTGTTAGCACTATCTAAATCTGGGAGCACGGTATAATGATTAAGTCTGTCGGCAAGCAAATGTCGTCTGCCTGATGATTGTTGATCTGTAAGATAGATTGACATTATAATGCCCTGACTGACCTTAACTCTTTCGCCTGTTTCGGTATCTCTGAAATCAAATTCCTTAACATCATTCTTTTGTATTTTGGATAAATCTTTTTCGGAATACTGATAAGCAACACTTTGAACCTTGGTATAGGCTTTCTGCATTATTTTTTCGCGCTTAACATCTCCGTCATGCAAATCTTTGAAGAGTTTAGCAACAATGCTATTATCATTATATCCACTCAGAAATCTGCCGTATCTTACCGGGTCAAGGCTTGTCGCAACGAATCTATTACTTAACTCTTTCATGTCCGATAATGCGGCATTGATTTTATTGCCGACAGTGTTTTTACTTAATACATTGATTTTTACAGCCTTGTTGTAATTTACATTAGAGACTTCATCAAGTGCTTTTGCCGCTGCACCTGCAATGGATTCTCTTTGACCGTTAACGATGATTTCTGTAGCTTGTGTTAAAGAGGCTTCAAGTGCCGTCATTGTGTCATAGAGCAATCTTAAATCAGATGAATCCAAATCAAAAATGTTTTTATATCCTACTTTTATGGGCTTGCCGTCGGCATCGTATATTGTTTCACCGTTTTCGTCAGTTGCATACTCTGCAAATTCATCTTTAACTATTTCAAGCATTTTGAGTGTTCTTTCATTGTAAGCAATTGAGTTAATGTCAATGTATGAATATTGCATACCTTTAGGTGTAGATTCTTTTTCCTCTTTGCCTTCGTCATTCTTCTTAGGCTTAGGTTCTAAGGCTCTATACTCTTCATATAAGTTTCTTACCTGTTCGCCGATTTCAGCGACATTGTTCCATGCTCCGAAATATTTCGGTATAGTTTTTTTAGCACCATTCTTATATTGTCCGGGGTCAGCAGATTCTTTAAAACCTATCAATACATTAAGTATAGGTCTTTTGAGAGACTCGGGGATATTCTCGGTATTTTTTGACTTAGCGTCAAACTTTTTAACCAGCTTATCAAACTTCCTTCCGAGCATTTGTCTATATTTTGTCTGCTCCTTTTTTTCGGTATATTGAGCCCTAAAGGTATCTTTGACGGTCTTAATAATGGCTTTTTGGTTTTTACTTAGTTCTTCAAGCTCGTGGATTTTATCACGATACCTTTTGGCTTGCTCTGATTTTGTATCTTTCAGAGCGTTATATGCCTGACGGTATTTTTCACGCTGCTTGTTGTATTTTGCTTTCTGCTCGGCAATGTCAGTTTTATAATTTTCGATAGTTTTTTGATTCAGCGCAGTTTTTGCTTTTTCGGCCTGTCTCAATGCCTTGTTAATATCTCTAAGTTTTCGCTTGTCAATATTATTCTGCATTACTGCCGCTTTTCCCTGCTGTTTGAGATATTCCGCTGTAGTATCAAACGCCATTTGAATAGCCGCCGCATCAATCGTGCTTTCGCTTTCAAACTTACCGTCATATGTTGCTACATACTGCGGTGCAAGCACATAATTCATAATATGGTCAAGCATACGATAACCGCTGTCGCTGTCCCAGTCAAAGCCGTCATCTATCATTAGCGACCTGCCACCGATATTTTCAAGGTGAGAACCAATGTCCTCAATGTATGAGCCACTTGCCTTGCCGGTTATTCCCCTTGCATTGTGTTCAAGTTTAACATTGATTTTGCCGAATAAGGCTTTTTTGTATTTTCCAACGCTGCCGTAATTTTCTTTTATTGTGTCAATTGCGTTCTCGGGAATAAGCAGAGTTGTGCCTTTTAACTCGTCACAAATTTCTTTGGCCCACGCTTCATGCTGTTCATCCAGCTGTGTCGAGTATTGCAATGCTTCCCGACACTTCAATACAAAATTTTCAAAAGCGTCAGTAAAACTTGACTTGTCATTCTGTACGGAATCAATGAATGTATTCAAGGCATCCACATACTCGGTAACAAGCGAGTCCGTTTCGGCATTAGGATTAATGTGGTAGCTTCTCATTACAGACTTGACCATATTATAGATTTTCTTCTGCTCAGGCTTAATGCCCTTGCCGGCAAGCAAACCCTCTTTAACATTGCGGGCAGAATGATGATATATCTGCTCAATCGTCAATTCAGGGTTGTTTTGGTCAATTGCCTTTTCAAAGTCAATGTGCTGTTCGTCATTGCCGCTAAAATCAAATAAGTCATCGTATTCATCGTCAATTGAAAAATTCAGCGTATCGTGTATTGCACCGGCTTTTTCATCTGTAAAATCATAATCTTCATCAAGACTGTAACGAATATCAGGGTTATTGCCGTCAAATGTTCCAATATTGTCTGTTGCAGATTTAACCTGAGTATTTTCAAATGCTATGAATGTTTTTGTGCTTCTTCCAAAACTGCCAACATCATTATTAACGATAACACCGTCATAATTGCTGTTTTTGAAATAATCATCTACCAAGGCTTTAGAGTTACGGCTTGCTTCATTAACCTTATTTTCCCATTCTTCCATAATTTCATCAAGTGCATCTCTTGATATGGATTTTTGGTACTCTTCTTCTGATATTTCACCGTTCTTTTTCGCATTCCACAGCTTTTGATATTCCTCGTTTTCTCTTTTCATCTCCTCGTTGAATTTAGCCTTGTATTCCTTATTAACGCTGTCTATCGCACTTTTAGCTTTCGTATATCCCTGTACATTCTTATCGTAAAATTTAACAAGTTCGCTTCTGTTGTTGACAATGAGGGGATTTTTAATAGAGGCATACAACGGCATTTGAATATTTCCGCCAACTCCGATATCGTTATTTGTCGGTTTCATAAATATACCCGTCGGCATTTCACTGTCAAATCCTCCCGAGCCTTTTTGTTTTGTATCAAAGGTTGTAAACTCTTTTCCTGTTTGGTGGTACAAAACAAGCGGTTCACCGTTGTTGTCTACCACTTTACTTGCTTTTGCAGGGCTATTCTGCCAATCACCAAACCATCTGATAAATTGTTTGCTTTGAGTAATATTATTGATTTTTTTATTGACAATATCATCAATAGGACGTATAATGACATTGGAACCCGAATTTTTAAGTCGGCTGGGTAATTGGTACCCTGACTTCTTAAAAATATTCTGGGTTCTTTTTTTGTCTAAATAAAAGAATCCTGTTTTGCCCATTGTTTCCAAAGCAATGGCTTCTTTTATATAATCGTTGATATTATCCTTATCAAAATATGTTGCAACAAGATTAACATCTATGTGTGTGTTATTGTACATTCCCTCATAATCAACAGTTATCGGTGCAATTACCTGTTTTCCGCCAACTGATAAATCAACTAAAACAACTACTTTATGGGTGCTGTCTTTGCTCTTATTTTTCTTTACCGCAAAATCAGGGTGAGCTATTACCATAAGCGGATCAGAAATTTTATTGTAAATATCTTTTACGGCATCAAAACCTAAATTGTGATAATTGGTATTTTTATGATATCTCCCCTCACTTTTTGCTCTTGTATCTGATACTGCGACAGAATAAATATGATTTTTAGTCATAGCAAGAGGTAATGGTGCTAATCCGATTTTTTGTAAAATATTAGGTGTAATACCCATAATTACAACATTATCACTGTTGTAGGTGTTTTTTTCAATTTCATCAACTTTCTTTTCAAATTCCGCTTGTACTATGTTGTCGGTACTTCCCATTGAATATTTCTCAACATCCAACCTCTCCCCATTCTGAACCTCTGTTTGTTCGGTGATGTTTTCTCTTGCAGTATCTGCCGCCTCTGAAAATCTTTGAGCGAGTTTTTCAAGAGCTTCAAGGTCTTTGGCAAAGGCCTTGGCTCCGTAGTTTGTGCTTTTCCCAATGAGCCAATCCTTTACTTTTGCAATCAAAGACTTAATTGCCGCTGCAATTTTTGATTTATTCTGCTTGGTGCTGAGGGCAATATTGAGAGCCTTTTCATCTGAGGCAATGCTCATAAGTGTGTCGCATACAATTTCTTCCAGTGCGGCATCTCTTGTGTTTTCGTGTTCATCGGCCTGCAGTCGGTTGCCGTATCTCTCAATTGTGCGGTCAATCATCTTGTTAAGGTCAACACCCTTGCGTACAAGGTAGTCTGACACAAAGTCACTCAATGTTTGCCATTCGGTCGGGTTAGTTTTCTTAATCATATGTCCGGCTTCGTGTAAAGCTGTGGCAAGAATTTTTTGACTTGAAATTTCTGAGCTAAGGATAATATTACCGTCTTTTGCAACACCGTTCACTCCGTCAGCAAGGCGGTCCGAGATAATAATGTTTCGCCCTGTCTTTTGTGAAAGGTTGCCGAGTGTATTAATAAGCTCCTGCGGAATGTGTGAAACTTCCGTTCCGCTGTCTGCATACACGCCCACACCGCTTGTGTCTGCTCTGCCGTTGCGGTTGATTAACTCGGTCAGTCTGTTGGCATGATGTTGAGTGTTAATGTCAACATCTCTTCTGCCGGTGCTTAAAGCCTGACTTACAATCTGTTCACCGAGAATATTTTTAAGGATTTTATATTCAGAAGTTTCTCTGAGTGAATCAAGTTTAACACCCTCTCGACCAAAACTGTATGCGGCTGAATATGCTCTATTATATTTATAAAGCATTTCGTCATCAGTCATTCTCTGAGCCTGCGGACTTTCTCTCCATTCTTCAAAGTTTGAAATATAGTTCCTTGCACCGTATGTATCAAATTCGTTTGCACTGTGAACAATCGTATCAAACTGACTGTCAGAGAATGTTATGCTGTCCGCATTAACCTGTTTACCGTCATTTGTGTTGAACACAAGTGTATTTTCTTCATCACTGCGATTGATTTTTGCTGAGCTTTCAAGGCTCTTTAGTGCAACCTTGACAACCTTACCCGTTGAAGTATCTGTTGCGATAATGCCGTTTGGATGCTTCTTGCCAAAAGCATATACGCCGTACATTTTGCCGATATCCTCTGTATCGGCTTTTTTTGTTGCATTGATTACAGTGCTTGCCTGTGCCTGTTCTGCGTTCTGCTGTCCGTTCTGAGCCGTGTTCTGCTGTGTAGGGCTCTGTTCGTTCTGAGCATTAACAGTCTGATTACTCTGCTCTCGTGTGTTCTGCTTTTTAACCTGAGCAATTTTGTTTACAAGTTCGGGATTTTTGCCAACCTCTCTGTTGATAAGATACATAAGGTTGCCGACATCTCCGGCACTGATTTTTCCCTCGTTATCGGTTTCAACGAGTTTCTGCATTTTGTGTGCATAGTTGTATGCTCTATCGTTTTTGTCGGTTGCAAGTCCTTGCCTGATGAGTAAATCAAGGTCAAAGTTTTCATCGGCCATAACAGCTTTACCGATTTGTGCGTTGCTCTCTTTATTTTGGGCCATATCAATTTTTGCACCTGCAAGATTAATTCCTGCGGTAGCAAGGTTAAGCACACCACCCGATATTGCACCGCCGGCAAAATCAAGTCCGACATTCTTCCAAAAGTCCCAGCTTGCGGCATTCTCCGCCTCAGCCTCACTCATTCCCTGTTCCATATAATTTTTCTTTGAAAGGTTGTATGAAGATAAATCCTTGTTTATTGCGTCATCAGTCAATCTGTTTGCAAGGTCGGTAAAAGCCTCTTCCGAGCCTTCAGTAAATGCACCTTTAAGCACATTGCCGACAGCCGCACGAAATGTGCTTTTACCGCTTGCTCTAAACGCTGAGAGCTGTTCAAGCGATATTTTCTCAAACAAAGCTTCGGCAATGCCGTTGGCTACTCCAGTTGTCACTGCATTTTCAACCGCCGTTTTCAATAACCTCATTAGCACCGCTTACACCCGCAGAAGTACCAAGCAAAGTTAAACCCATTGCCGAACCACCGGGAATAAACTTATTCATAACCATATTGATAGTTGAATCAGCAATTCCCATACCTGCGGTATAGAGCAAAGAGCCGAAATCATTGTTGATTCTTTCGGAAACTGATTGCCTTATTGCTTCACTTTTTGCTGTCTCGGTAGTGTCAGGATTTATATAACCGTCACCGCCGTTATATTTTTTATCAATGTTAGCCGAAATATATTGAATTGCATCGGGTACGCCTCCGACAAATTTCTGACCTATGCTGTTTGCGGAAGCAATAACGGGATGTTTTTTTGCATACATTTTTATACGGTCAAGGTTATCCTCTGCCTTTTTTTCATCCTGTTCTCTCGCATACCATTTATACAAGGATTCGGTATTATAGCCTTTATCTTTAAGTTTTAAGAAATCTGCTTTGATTTTATTTCTTTCGCTCTCAGACAGTTTTTTGATGTAGCTGTTATCAGTATTATCAGCTTCGTCAGCGTCTGAGGTATCTGTTTTTAAATACTCCTGCAAAGCATAATATTTCTGCAAAACAGTTTTTGCCTTGATGTCGTTATTAACAATATCGTCGTACTCTTTTTTCTTCTGTTCAGAGAGTTTTGCGTTGTCGATTGCAGTTTTTAATTTTCCCTGTTCATCTTCAATTGCTTTAAGCCGGTTATATGCCTGTTCTTCATCTCTCTGATTCCACAAGCTGTTAGCTTCTTTATTAAGCTGATTATTATAATCTTCCAACTCCTTACTTGATGAATTATCATACATATGCTTGTTCAGCCAGTCAAGTTCTTCTGTTGTTGCGTGTATGCGTGCATTTTTCCTCTGTTCAAGCGTAGAGTTTTTGTATTTATCTGCATACTTCTGTTCTTTCTCTGCCTGTTCTGCAAGTTTTGCGTTTTCAGCTTCTGCGGTTTCAGCGTTCTGTCGGTTTATTTCCGTTTGCTTATTAACCCTGTCGGCAAGCTCGTCATATTCTTTCTGCATTTTCTCGGCTGTTTTGGTGTCACCTGTCGCAACCGCAGCATTATACATGTGTGTAAGTCCTTTAACTCTATCATTCAAAGACTTGTTCGGGTTTTTAATTGCGTCCTTCAAATCCTCTGCGGAGCTGTTCGCATTATTCAAATTTCCACTAAAAAAGGATTTAATATCCGAGCCTGTACTTGAAGAAGTATTGTTGCTGCTTTTTACAGAAATATCATTTGTCGCTGTTTTATTATTTGATGATGTCGAACTTGTGTCGTTTGGTAAATCGTGTTGATGCTGAAATACTTCCTGCTGAATCCATTCGTTATAGGAAGCCACCTGCGTTTTTCCGTTTTTATCGGTTATATACCTCGGTGCTGATGTATGCTGAATATAATTATCCGAACGGTCAATACCGTTGTGATAAAAGTTTCCGCTGATTTTGCCTGCTTTAAAATCTCTTAAATCGTCGCCTGCGGTTCTTTTTCTTTGCTGTGCCATATATACAGTCCTCACTTTTTCTTCTTATTTATCGGTAGTTCGTTCCACTCTTTTTCCGATAAATATTTTGTTTTTCCGTTTTCGTCCGTAGTAACTCTTGAAGTTGACGTTTGAAAATAATCAGTGTTTTTACCGATACTCATTGAGTTCGGACCGCCGTAGTGGTCATCATTAAGCGTTCCACCGTTTTTGCTCATCCTGTCAAGCGTGCTTGTCAGGTCCGCCGTGCTGACATTGAGCTTATCGGCAATATAGTCCATTTCGTCAAGCGTGATGTAGCCGTTATAATAGCCCTGTGCAAGCTGACCGACCTTGTATTCATACTTAGCATTTTTAAGGTCATATGCATCTACGAACTTATCATATGCCGCTCTGTATCTGCGGTTATCCTCTTTCTCCTGTGCAGCTTTCTGTTCTTTTGCCAACTCTGTCTGAGCCTTAACATAAGCGTCATAAGCAGATTTATTTTTATCGTATTCAATCTTCTGAGCGTTTTCTCTTTCAGCCTGTGCATTTTGTGCAAGCTGATTGGCACTTACCGTGTCATACAAATAGCGTTGACTGTCTGCTGCTCTTGCTGATGAGAGATTATTTACTGCTCCGTTAAGTTTTGCTGAGTAAACATCATTATTAGCGCTGTCAAGGTTTGTGTCTGCCTGTCTGTCGGTTGAGTACCTGCTTGCAAGAAGATTAAGATAGTTCTTGTAGTCTCCTACCGTGTCACGATTACGGCTGTAATCCGTACCCTCAAGCGTGTTATAGAGGTTAAGCACATTTGCGTTTTTTTCCTGCTTTGACTGATAATCCTGTTGTGCAAGTCCTCTAAATGTACTTTCTGCATCGCTTATATTGCCCATACGGTCATTGTAAACCTCGTCTGCGACTGTATCGGCATAGGTAGGATTGTAACCGCCTGAAAGCTGATTAGCTGTGTTACGGCTCGTATCTCGTGCCATAGCGGCATTCTGCGCAAATTCCTTGCGGTACTGCTGATATGCCTTGTCTTGCGTCGGATCATATTCAAATCCTCTGCCTGTCAGATAGTTGCTTATGGCGTCATCTAACTTACCGCTGTAAGTGCTTTTATAATTGTCAACCTGTCCTGTCGCTGTTGATTCTGCACCCGCAAGAGCGGTGGCACTCTGCTTAGTGTCACCGCTCACCGTCTGATTCGGTACTTCATTCATAAGGTCATTATAAATCTTTTCTTCACTGTTCACGCTCAATGTTCTCACCTCACTTTATTTTTACCTGACTGTTCAGATAATTGTAATAAGCATCCGACTGTCTGCGCTGGCTGTCAATACTTGACCTTGTGTCGGCACTCAATGTGTTGTGTTCATACTGTGCCTCGGCAAGACTTCTGATGTCTGAAAGATTACTCTGTGCCGCTGACATTTGTGTCTGCCAGTGAGCAAGTTCGTTCTGAAAGTTACTCATATCAAGGCCTTTGCTTGTGCCGTACTTATTCTCGTAGTAGTTCATAAAGTCGTAATCATCCGTTACGCTGTCCCTGTATTTCTGATACTGCGTGTTATCAAGGTTCTGCAATACGCCGATTCTGTTCAGCGTATCTTCCTGCTGTTGCTGATAACTCTTGTAGGCTTCATTTTTAAGTGTGGGTACTTTGTTTGCAAGCTCGTCCATATACTCGCCGAATGCCTTTTGTCCTGCAGCCTGTGAATATGTATTGCTGTAACCGCCTGTGTTGCCGGCATAACTTCCCTGCACATTCTCCTGTGTAACCTTGCCCTCACGGGTATATTTTTCTTTTGCTTGCTGATATTCCGTAGAATTTTCGGGTGTCCAGTCAAATTTATTTTTTTGATACTGATTGGCAAGCTCGTCAATTGTACCCTTGTACTTACTCGTATATCCCTTATTGATTTTATCTGTGTAGGAATTAGCGTAGTTGTCAGCCTGCTGACGAGCCTGTCTTGTGTCGTAGCTGTCAGCATATGTCGGAGCTGATGAGGCAACACGGTTATAGTTATTAACCGCATTGTCAACATCGCCCGTTCCATAAACCTTGTATGTATAAGCCATTATTTTTCACTTCCTTTTTGTCCGATTGCGGATAGAAAATCATCTGTTATGTTGTCGCTGTCAATGTTGCTAAGCACGAAAGCCAACTGTTCGTACATATCATTCAGATAATTTCGCATCTCACCTATGTCATTTGTCGAAGGGGGCGGATCAAGTTTAAATGTAGCCACGCTTATCACTTCCTCTACTGTGCTCAATATCAATTCCGTATATTTCGACCTGTCCTGTACCTACAAGTTTAAGGCGCAGATATTCAGCTCTGCGTAAAGCTACGGCGAATACTCTCGGCTTTTTCTCGCTGTAAAGCATTTCCGATACTTTCCGCCATTCGCCGTTGTCCTTGTACTGCACAAACAAGCTGACCTTTGCTCCATTTTCGGCTTTAATACCGATTCGTATCTTGCCGATATTTTTCACATTAAATTCGCCGTCGTAAAGGTCGCCTGTTTCAGCAGACCACTCAAAGCAATCTTCCTGTTGATACTCATATTTCGTATTGTCAACAAGAAGATTGTCCGCTTTATCAGGACACATAATGTTTTCTTTTGTTTCATCAAGCCAATACAGCACACCGTTGTATGTTGTGCAGTCAATCATCTTTGCGTTATCTTCCTTGTGCCACAAGCCTTTGTCAGTGTCGTACACAAGAAGCTCTTGTTCTCCGTCATCTCTTTCGGCAGATATGTAGTATTTATTTCCGTGTCTGCCGCCGACTGCGTTCTTATAAGTATGTCCCCACAAAGATTCTTCGCTGATGAGTGCCGGCAAACTACCGCTCTGATAAGCATACACACCGTTATGGCCAAGATAAAACAAAGTTGAGTTAATGTTTACAAGACTTTTTTCGCTTCCAATCTCAACACCGGGAACATTGTATTCTGCAAGGGTAAAATTACTCGGTTTTGTCCCGTAGATTTTTAATGCGTAGTTTTCTTTGAAGAAAATAACGCTGTCGCCTCGTGTTGCAATCCCTGTAAACTTTCCTTCTTTACCGCAGGTCATAGCCCAGCTGTCTGTACTGATTCCGTCACTGTATGCCTGCCAGTTACGCTCATCGCCTTGTTTACAACAATAAATTTCGTTTTTGTCTGAGGAGCAACACCACAAGCGGTTTTGCATTTCAACAATTTTCCCCTCATCAAAATCGGGTGAGATTCTTTCAACTGTGACCGTACCTGTGTACGGCACGCTTGATTCCAATTCGCACTTGATTACAAGCTCATTTTTAGAAACGTAATAAACCTTGAAAGTTTTCCCGTTAAGGTTTTCTACATAAGTCTTATCGGCGTAGCTTTCAGCATCTGTGCTGACAAGAGAGTCAGTTAATCCGCTGATTTTAACAAAATCTCCAACTTCAATATGCAATCCAATGTTTTTGGCTCTTATTGTCGTATAATTAAACTTTTGAGATAACTTTTTGAAATTCAAAAGCCTATTCTTTTTAAATGTACTGTCCTTCTTTTCAATTCCGATAACAGAATAAAAGTTGTTATAACTCTCAATTACCGTGCCTATCTTAATATCATTTAAGCTGAATATATCAACCATGTCTTTATTACTTGTCAACTGATATTTGGTGTCTGTTAAATCGTTGTTGGTATATAAAGTTACGCTCGGTCGATAATTCTTGTTCGCACTTGCGTCATAATATGACCGTGTAATTGAACATAACAAATATGCATAATCAAATGTCAAGGCATCAAGTTGCAGATTACTCTTTGTTTCTACTCGTGTGCTCAAATCTTTGTTTTGGCAATCAATCATAGTCACCTTTTTATTGCTCATATTGACCGAGAATTTCTCGGGGAATACTACAACCTTGTTACCATATAAAACAATATGGTGCTGTTTGGCCGCATCAATCTTATCAATCTTTGTAACCTCTGCCCCGATATGCAGATTCTTGTCGGAGTCAATGTAAATCAAACCTGAGTTAGCCGACAAAAGATTTGAGATGATTTTGATTTGGCTATCGGAAGTAATTCGGGAACGGTTTGCTCTCGGTGCAAGCTGTGGGTATTTATCAGAAGTCATATTTTTTAAATCTTTGAACTCTGTGTAAATACTGCTTGATGAGCTTGAAACTCTTGAAAATCCTGTGTTCGGACTTCGGTTAAGTCCTCTGAACACGCTGATACTCGTTGTATCTCTCCTCGGTATGTTTAATTCGGGTAGCATATTGTCACCTCTTAACCAATGTGAAAGTTATACCTTTTCTTTTGTGAATGTGTTCTGAACCAAAACACTCCAAAATCCTGCCTCAGCTGATTATATACGCTCATATCAACGGAATATCTTTCAGCCTCTTCGTAGTTCCTGTCAATCTGTGCCGCACAATAAACCTCATACATTCTGTCGTATGGAGCGGGGGCAAGCAGTTCAAAGTCGCGATCCGTATCAATCTGATAGTTTCCGTATGTTCCAACAATGCAATTATCACCTTCGCGATTACTTATTACATTGCTGATGATTTCCATTTCTACCTCATTAATATAACTTATAATGTCCTCATCGGACACATCATATCCGCTTTTAAGATTCCTCACTCTTTCAATTACCTTATCAAGTGTCATATAATCACCTCTCTAATATCTGTGTACGCAAAAACGCAAAAAGGCGGAAGCTACCGCCCCCGCCCTTCTGCGAATTTTGTGTAAGGAGTACAATTTATCCCTTGTTATTGAATTAGATTCTGCCCTCGGCAATTGCCTGCTGGGCAATCTCGGCAGCCTTATCCTGCACGCCCTGCGCGAATTCAGCCTGCTTAATTGAGTTGTCAATAATCTCCGCAACCTTGCGTGGAATGTTCGTCTTGACACCTCTTGGAACCGTGTACTGCACGCCGTTAATATTGACCTCAATATTCTTGTTTGACTTCATTGAGCCTGTCGGAGCGATGTACTCAACAAGTTCTTCACTTTCCTTGTTTGCCTTTTCAATCAGCTTTGCAAGTTCCTTGTCCTGCTTGATTTTTTCCGCCTTACGGTCTGTCGGCATACTCTTCTTGAGTTCCTGAAGCTCATCATACATTTCAAGGAGCTTATCAAGCTGAGATTTTTCAATTGTTACGGTATCGGCAGTAGTTTCCGCTGCCGATACTTCTGTATTTTCTGCCGTCTCTGCGGCTTTCTTTGTTGTTGCCATAGGTTATACCTCCCGATTATGCTACAGCCGGAGAAGCTGTCTGTGCTACGGTGTTGAGTGTTGAAGCTGTTTCAATTCTCACCATTCTTGTCTGACCGATAATGCCTACACCGTGAGTTGTTTTCCATCCCTGTGTTGCTCTCTGGTCGAGTGGGTCAGATGTACCGCCTGAGCCAAAGCCCTTAACGATTGTCTGAGTGCCTTCGCCCTCAATCTCAACAGTAACATAAGCATCTTTACCGAACACAAGCGTTGAATACACATCAATCTTGCTTGCGCCCGCACCCTTGAACACTTTCGCAAAGTTCGACTGTACAAACTTAACATTACCAATTGTACCAATTTCACCTTTGAAGATTTTATCTGCGTGAGCATACTTAACTACGCTGATGAAATCCTTGTTGTTGATAATGTCGTACTTAACATTCGGATGTACAAGAGCGACATAGTTCTCACCGATAGGCTCAGCGTTCTGACATTCGAGATAGTTCAGCGCTCTGAAAATGGTGTCAATTGTGAGCTTACTGTTCACCGTAATTGCCGCACGACTTGCAACCTCTGTAACCGTACCGTCAGAGCCTACAGCCGGTGCATAGATAACGCTTGTACCGGCATTAAGAGCCTCACGGTCAATCTCTTCAATTGAGCGTCCTGCCTGTGAAGCAAGCTCCTCACTGTCCTTTGTCATCACATTATCACGGCTGCAAAAACTTGCCCAGTCTGTGATAGGTGTATATGCGCCGTACTGATTGACTGCAATCTCAACGTAGTAGAAGCTCATCTTGTTACCAACAGGAGTAATGCCTTCCTGCAACGGTGTTGTAACAGTCGGGTATGGTGAAATACCTCTCTTGTTGTAGATGTTGCCCGACTGTTTCGGAATTGTGTCATGCTCACCAAACTGACCGTGAACGCATTTTGCTGTCAAGTTTTTGAGGAATACTTTGTGATAGAATGTGGCCTTTTCGGGAGTCCAATCATTTCCCGAGGTTGATGTTGTGTTGCCGTAAGCATTGTAAACATAGCCGTTTGACTTGTTCACACCGCCCGCATCAACCGTATTATCGTGAATGTTGATAATAAGCTTAATAATCTTGCTTTTCATATGTACCTTCCTTTTTCGGCAAGGCATTAGAGGTGTGCCTCGCCTCGCCTTACTTTTTCGTAAAAGGCATCAAATTCAGCGTCAGACATATCTTCCACTCTCTTTCTCTGCGTGGTTGTACCGCTTTTCTTGACCGCATTTTCGGTTGGTCGTCTTGCACCACTCTGAATTGACTGTGCTGCCGCACTGATTGCGGCAGAGCTTGAACGCTTGACAAGGTCTTTCTGCAATTCATCGAAATGTGCCATTTTATAGGCAGTAGTCAAATCGTAAATTTCATCATTGCGACCTGTTTTTTCGTTCTGTTCATTTCTCTGCTGGGCAATAAAGTCAAGAGCGGTTCTGAATGACGGATTCTGAAATTCCTCTTCAAGGTTGAAGTTTGGAAATTCTTTCATCGTTTCCGCTGCAATTGACCTCAAATGCGTGTCAAGTTCTCTTGCGGCTTTTTCTCTTCGGAGGGTTTCAAGTTCTTCTTCCTGTGCATTTGTTTTCTGCTGATTGAAAAAGTCGTTGCGTGCCTCTTCTGTTGTCACTCCGGCGGCAAGAGCCTTTTCGGCAAACAAATCCTTATCCTCTGTTACGGCTTTGAGAAGACCGTCAAGGTCATCGGGCTGTACATTGTATTTGTTTGCAATAAGAGCGAAAATCTGATTGCCGGTATTTTCTTTTTTCTGCATGTCAGAAATCTGCTTGTCTTTGGTTGACAGTCTGTCCTTCACCAAAGACTGCACCCTGTTCTGATACACATTCTTGTACTTGCCCTTAATCAGCTTTTCAAACTCTTCTTCTGAGTTTTCTTCGCCGTCCGTGTCTGTGCTGTTGTTTTCGCCTTCTGCGTTGTTCTGATTCTGATTGCCGCTGCCAAAAGCCTTATTATAATCGTCGATAAGGTCGTCACCTATGCCGATTCTCTCAGCTCTCTCTCTCGTTTCACGGCTTATGTTGTTGTTGTTGGTGCTTGTGGCTTCACCGTGCTCACCGTTTCCGTCTCCGCCGTCAGCTGCGCCTGCTGAGTCGCCGTCATGCAGATTTACGATAAGACTTAAAAATTTGTCGTTCATAAGAACCTCCGTCTCTCGTCTTTCCGAGGTGTCTTTCTCTCGTCTTTCCGAGGTGTCAGGCCTTAATGCAGTTCCACTACTGCGACCTTATGTTTTAATTATAACAACCTTAATTTTTCAAAAAAAGTTAAAACTCTTGTTGATTTTAAACTTTATTTCGGTTCACCGTCATCAAAGTTTAAATCTATTTCATCGGGATAATTCTCGGCATAAAGTTCAAATCCCGTCCATAGTGCTTTTATGCCATTGCGTACTTCGGCATCTGAGCTGACAATATAAAACTCTGATTCCGTGTGACCGTTTTCATAGATTTCATTGACTATCGTCACATTGTTTTCGTCCTGCATCTCGCGCACGTACTGCAAAAATGCAGAACATAAAGCACTCACGGCAACACACACATCATGTGAGCCGTGTCCTTTGCTTCCGAAATATATCAGATTTCCGCAGTCAATCAATGTTATTTCAATCACATTGCCGCCCCGCTTTCTGTCTGTGACGGTGTCTGCTGTGCGGTCTGTGCGTTTTCGCTCGGCATAGCATTCTGCACATCTGCCGCTGTTCTGCTTGCATTCATTGCTTCCAACATCTGTACTTTGTTTGAAAGTTCCTGTACAGCCTGTGACAAGGTCTGATTCTGCTTGATTTTCTCAATCAGTTTTTCT